CCGGAATTCTGTTTTGGCACCACAAGGGCATATTCCAATTTAGGTCTAACCTTATAACAATTTTCGCCAATACGATTGAAGAATGCCTCAGGATATGTAATAGACTCCAATTTAACATTCATATCATTAGTTGTATACAACATCAACTCTGCAGATGAAAAAGTATTCTTATCATGCAAAGCAGCCATGTGCAAATGTTGAGGAAAAGTATTACAAGAACGTATAACTTCAAAAATCTCCGGATTTGGATTAGCTTTATCATCTTTCATTTGAAAACCATCGTCATAAATAACAATCTTTTGTCCCTTATAACCATCCCAAAATTCTGTTTCAACCTGTCTACCATACACTTGATGATGAAAATCTTCTTTCTTCATCAAACCCATGGCTCGCAAAACATCAATACACAAAGGATAAACCATTTCAGTCTTACCAACACCAGATTCCCCAACTAGCCAAAGACAAATAGGTCTCATACGAGGCCCACCACCCTTAACTGGGGAACTAGATACATATTGATACAATTCACGTGCAGGTAACAAAGTCACTGATACCAACCGTTGCATTTCACGATCCAATAAAGTATCTGCTTGGTATTTTACACCACGCTTATACAAATCTTCAACCTTATTTGCAACAGTTATATCAGTATCAATTTTATTACGTTGTTCCAGATCAAGATAATGACGAACTTCCTTAGCCCACTCGTGAATCTCAGCATACAAACCATTTGCACGCGTCAACTCTCCACGAGTCTTGCCAAGAACCATCATTTTAATATAATCATTAGCCATATTAAAATACTCAGAACACCAATCCATCATTTTGCCCATACCAGAAAGAGACTTAGGAATTCTATCCAGTCTCAAAATATAGGTATCCCAATCCTGTTTACCAGGAATTTTACCTATACAAAAGAATGCCATAAAAGCAAAAATCAATTTACCACAGGTATGAAAATAGGGATGATACACAACTTCCTCTGCAGAAATTTGCGCTTGTGTCCTGGTACATTTTTGTTTAAGTTCCAAAACCAATTCAACAATCTTCTTATCTAAACCATAAAATCTAACTATAAAAATCAAAATAATAATCAAGGCAGTACGATACTTTTCCCATGTCATTAATAATCTAACAATTAAAAGTAAAATAACTAACTTAACTAAATCTTCCTTAATATTAGCGGTTTTATCTGTAAAATTTAACATAGTAGCCTGAATATTTGATTGTATGGTAGGTAAATTATTCTCCAGAAAATCACAAATTCTATTAAGATTTCCATTTAATTCACCAGCTTGCAAATTGGTATCACGAACAGTATCAAACAAACCTTGAGTATAAATTTTATTTTTCTTAATCTGTTGTCTCAAATGTTTAATCAAAGATTTTATTTTCTGATCTTTTCGTTCAAGCGCCTTTTCCAACCGTATACATCTAGGGTCGTTATTTCGAATATATACGGGGCGCGATTGAACAGGTCCAGGATTTAATTCTACATCTCCTGCCAACATCAACAATCTTTCCATAATAGACCATTCAGATGTAACATCTAAATCCTCTAACATATGGGCAAATCTGTAAGGCAAATGGAACATAGCGGATATTTTAACTTCATCCCACATAATCTGTGACATAAATTTAAACATCCTTTGGTCAGTGGGTTGGAACAAAATAGGATTAAAATCATAATCCATACCATCATTAATATCCCAATTCTTCAAATCATGAACAAATTCTACAAAATCTTTAATTTCAGTACCAAAATAAAATGCACCAACACACGTTTGAATCATACATGCTTTAAAATCGGATCCAGGTCCTGGATTGGATTCAACGTCGCCAGACAATTGTAACAATTTTCTAGCAACAACATATTCATCATCATCATGTGATAGTGACACCCTATCATGAGTTCGTTTATTTTCAAATCGAAGGCCATAAGACTGAGAAATCGGTCTAACATAAACCAATTCACCAGAATAATTAAGCAAAAAGTCGTCACCATATTGACATCGTACAGCACGCTTGTCAACATTACGAGTTGAATTACAAATAGCATATTCAAAGAAAGAATTTTGCAAAGTGTTCAACAACAAAGTAGAAGGATAGGTTATATTTTTGTTTATTTGTGACATCATATTTGAAATCGGTTAATCTTACTTACAGTAAACTGTGTTCATTTCGCCATTTTATTTTATAACTACGATCAGAAGTGCACGCACTTATGTAATATTATAATCAAAAGACTAATATTCGTATCTGAAAGTATTGTATAACGAACAATAGAAACGTTCCCCGATTTTAATTCGAAAAACAGGAGAAACCAAAACGAGACTTTGAGAATCAAAAGCTTTAGTCCCTATAGAAAACTTCTCACATTTTCTAATTAACAACTTCAAATCATAATACATATCTAACATATTTGAGAGGTTGTCATGGTAACAATTATTTTACTTAAAACTAAAACAAATGTAAAATAAAGAAACACCTAACAAAATTAAATATAAACAATACAATACTTTTATAGCTCTAAGCAACTGAAAACTCAAAATCAGCCATTGTAAAATTCATATAAAATTATGCATTAACCGACGGGTGAAATTCGGGTTTTCTAAAATCATATTTAACGTCCTGATTCTAGGAGAGACGTCAACAATCTATGTATGGAATAAAT